GTTTCCCAGTCACGATCGGAGCGGTGCAATTAGCTACCGTTTTAGCGCAACCAATACCACAATTTGCGGAAGGTGGTGAAATGACGCATGACGGGTTAATGATGATAAATGACCACCCTAGCGGAAGGACTGAGCTTGTAGAGAGAAAAGGGAAACTTTATAAGACAGATAAAAAGAATGCTGTTGTTCATGGTAAAAAAGGGGACATTATACATCCAGACGCAAACGAATATTTGTCTAATTACTCAGACAGTCAAATAGTAAATGATTTGCAAAGACATATTGTAATGTCTAATATTACACATCAAAACTATTTATCTGATAAGCACGACATGGCTAGTAAGTTGATAAACAGTAATGACCAATCAGCAAATAAGATAATTAAGGCAATTAACAACCAAAGTAGACCAATATACTTAAATCAAAAAATAGACATAGCTAAAGATTTAAGATTCTTGAATAGAAAAAACGATATACTATAGATGAATTACAAAAGAGTAGAATATCTTTTAATTAATAATGACAACGGGACAAGTGTTTTGTTAAACGACACAGAGCCAGGAGGTACTTATTATCCACCACCTAGAAACTGGGAGGAATCTGAGGTTACTTTAAAAAGGAGTTTAGATAATTTTGGGGTTATTACTCAAATATCAAGAGAGTTAGAGTTTACTAAACAAGGAGCTGATTTTTTAAGGTCTGCTTACTTAATAAGAGATATAGAGGCAGATGTTGATTTAATAGAATATAGATTTAATCCTAACACAGATGTAAGATATATTTATAGTCAGGGAAAGTTTGATTTTAGCGAATACATTAGCTATAAGACTTATGTAAGCATCCCTTTTAAAAGTGGGGGTCTGAATGCATTACTTAAATCAAAAGGGAAAGAAAAGTTTGAATTAGAAAGGACTTTGTCGCTAGACGGAACAGAAATAGACGAACTTATAAAGCAAGATGTATCGTTAACAAGTAGGGATATACTATTAGTTTCTCAATTAGAAACATCAGAAGAAGACTCCTTAACACAATCTTTTAGATCGATCCCTCCTGCCCCGTTTATTTATTTCGAGTCTCATGTCGGAGTTCCTTTAACTATAAATTACGAGAGTGATAACATGGTAGCTGCTCAAATAAAAGATCAAATAATAAGGAGCGTTTTAACTCAATATGAGGGATTAGCTTCGATGGTTTTTTACTTAAACAACGACATAACTAAAAATGTAAATATTTCATTTGAATTGTCATTCACTCCAGTATATAAAGATATTGAGTTTTTAGAAAACGATGCTTTTTTTAGCGTTATATTGGAAACATATAACAATGAAAATGTATTAGATGTAGACCTAACAAAAAGGAGGGAGTTATTCAATGTTACAGGAGAGGCTAACGTAATTAATTATTTCGTTGCTTCTGAACCACAAACAATAACATTTAATGAAACTATAACACTAGAAGCTGGAGAAAGTTTATCCTTACAATGGTACGGAGGCGCTACCGCTGATGACTTTGCGGCTTATTCAGTGGATTTTAAAGACGTTTCATGCACATTAGATATAAACGAGGACAGCGTAAGATCTAATTCTCAAACACAGGCGGTACTTATGAAGGACGCTGGAGAGAAAATAACTCAAATAATAACAGGAAAAAAAGGAAAGTATATTAGTGATTTCTTTACTAATGGCGACTTTAAACTATCTGCATTGTCTTTAGGGTTATGGATAAGACAATTTTACGATAAAAATATAGAAATTAGCTTCGATTCTTTTATAAATAATAGTAAATCTTTATTCTTAACAGGCTATACTATAGATAGAATTGATGGAGAAGAAGCCATTGTACATGAGTCTATAGATTATTTCTTTCAGGATTTTGTAGCTGTTGACTTAACAGAGCAAGTAAGCGAGGTTGTAAGGAGTGCTTTTTCTGAGAAGGCTTATACATCTATGAAGTCAGGATATAAAAAGCCTTCAGGAGATAACCTATACGAAGAGGCGCAAGGATTAGACGAGCCAAACATATTAAACACATACGACACACCAATTACTAGAGTAGATAATGTATACGATATATCTTCTGATTATAGAGCAGATAGTTATGGAAAGGAATTTGCTAGGAGGCAATCAATAGAAACTAATCCAACAGATGATACCAGATACGATAAAAGTATATTTGTATTAGATTTAAAAGAAGGTTCTGGAGAAGCGTTAGAGGAAAGAATATGGAGTGATGATTTTGAACAACTACCAACAGGGGTTTACAGTCCTGAAACAATAACAGGGTTGAGATTAAGTCCTTTGAATAATTATTTAAGGCATGGCAAGTTTTTAAGGTCTTTTTTAAGTAAATTTGTATCAGAAAGTATAACATTTAGTAATTCAATAGGAAACGAACTATTGACAACTCAACCAACAGGAGGGGTGGAAAGGTCTGAAAATTCATCTGTTTTGATAGATGATTTAGATTATCCTTTATTTGTTAATGAGGTTGTAGAATTTAAATCAAAGGTAACATTTGAGATAAATCAACAAATATACGGAAGGACTCAGGTAGGTGATAGATCAGTGCCAAACTTCTTCGGAAAGGTTAGATTTATTAATGAGTTTGGAAATAAAGAAGAAGGGTATATTTTAGAATTAAGCCCTAACAACGAAGGAAACTGGAAATTATTAAAAAAAGCATAAGAAAATGACAAGTGATTTTATCATAAAATATAACTCTAATCCATTAGGTACAGATTCTTTCTCTATACAAGATGGTTTGACGCCTTTACAGTTAATATTAGTTGACTATGGATTGTCTACTGTTGATTTTCCATTATTAGGAACTACTATAGATGAAACTATTTTATATACTTATCAGTTTTTAGAGAGTGCATATAACAACACGAATTTATACACAATAACACCCGACTACATAAACAACGAAATAAGTGTAGTTGCTACAAATGTAAACAGTTCGTTTACAGAAGAGTCCAACAATACATCTGGAAGGGTTACTAATACAATTAACAATGTGGTTGCGCCAACTGTTTTCACTATTGATAGTATTACAACATCTGAAGCTGATTCATTGCCTTGTACTAATGTAAAATTAACAATTACAACAAATGTACAAGCAACAGATATTACGTCTCCGATTATTGATACAGTCGCAACAAACCCTTATATTGTAGATGTTCAAAGAACAGGAAGGTTTAATGTTACGTTAAATGACTCTAACAACTCAGACACAGAAACGGTTTATATTCCTTCTTTGGTTGCTGCTGATTTCTCTGCTGATGTTGTGTTAGCTCCAAACGGAGGAACGGTAACGGTTAATAATAATTATATACAAACACCTTTATTTGATTTAGAATACTCTTTAGACAATGTTATATTTTACGCCAGTAATTCATTTAGTGGATTAGCTGTAGGAAGTTACACGGTTTACGTTAGAGATAGTTTAGGTTGTGATTTCTCATTAGATTTTGATATTGATGAGTTCACTCCTCAAATAGATGAGAGGGTGCAATACTCTTTTGTTTCTAATTCTGGATCGTTTAGATTTAAGATATGTGAAGATTTTTCAACAAACATAAAAACAGTTGAAAACACTTTATCATACGAAGAAAATGTACAAAATCCAGAGTTAAACTATAAACAACCATACCAGATTTCAGACGGAATAATTACACAACAGTTTAAAAGTAGTTATGAAGTTAACGAAGTGGTGTATATTGACTCTAATAATGATGAGTTTGCTTTAGCGGTAGACCAAAAATCACAAAACTTAAACATAGAAGATGTTAGGGATGGTACAGTAATAAGTGCGACTTATGAAGCTCAACAATATGTAGCTTTGCAATTTGGTAGCGGTAATACCTATGACCCAGTAACATTATTACCAAACGGTACTTATTCTTTAGGTAACTCTTTACCAGACTGGATAGATATTGGAGAATACCTAAATATACAAAATGCTGGTTGGATTAAAGTTAGGGATATAATCGTTATTGATGGCGTTAGTACCGCGATAATGGATGCTTTAGTAGCGTCTTATCCAGAGTCAATTCCACAACAAGGATTAGTAAGAAGGGTTGTAAGTTATTACAACCAGTTAAATTATGAAGTTTATCAGTTTAGCTTAGATTTATCTACTTTAAACGGATGCTATCAAATAAGAATAGACTTAACTGATAGCGAATTTACAGCGACAAGTTATTTAAGTGAAAGGATAGAAGTTTTGGAGTCTCAACCAAAAACACACCTATTTGAATGGTATAATACAGAAAATAACGAAATAAATTACTCTTTTGGTATAAGAAATAAGGCTAGGTTCAAATATATTTATAACTTTGAATGGTTGCCAAATAGTACGAACGATGTTTATGTAGCAGATACAAACACAATTCAGATAGATTCTACTGTTAGAGAATTTTATTTAGTAAGGTTAAATGTAATACCAACAGCAATGGCTCAGAAGTTTATATTACTTTGTGCAAACGACAGAGTATTTGGGGATTCTATTAGTTTTATAAAAGAGACTGAAGCAGAAACAAGAGGTTTTAACGGAACAAATGTTTACGAAGTAACACAGCAATTAACAAAAGCTAATTATATATTTGACAGTCTTTCTAGTGACGGAAGCATTAGTATAAATAGCGGAACTCCTTTAGCAATAGAGGGATTAGGGGATGGATTATTATATATAGAATAAAAAATTATGGCAACAGCAATAGAGCAAGTATTAACAATACTATTAAATAGTAAAAAAGGGGATCAGTTACCGATTGCCCTACAAGTCCAGGACACAGATTTATTTCTTATATGGAGTGAGGCAAACAACAGATTAGAAAGTGTACAAAAATCAATATTAGATGAAGATGATTTAGACTGGGTTTTGGTTACAGGTGATAGAACAGTAGGTGATTTAGAGGTTAAAATAGGTGATTATGATGATAGCGTTAACGGAACTAAACTAAGAATAACTCAAACAGGTTCAAGCATAGGTATTGAGGGAGAGGCTATTTCTATGACTGCACCAATATCTACTGGAACGATTAACTTTGATGCTTTCTTTGGGTATATATTACCTAATAACTTAACTAATGCAATTATAGACGGTTTTGGCTCAGGAAAGATATTGGTATCTAGAGAATGGGTGCAAAATCTTTTTTCTACAATAGAAAGAGGGTTAGTGGCACAAGGTAACTGGAATGCTGACACGAACACTCCCGATATTACAAGCACTACTGAATCTGGTTACTATTGGATTGTTAGCGTGGCTGGTAATACAGACTTAGGAGGAATTACAGACTGGGAAGTTAACGATTGGGCAATTAAAACAGATGCCGGTTGGGCCAAAATAGATAATTCAAGTGATACGGTTGAGTGGTCAACATTCACAGGGACAAGATCTGGGGGCGACTTAATTTTAATCTTAGGGGACTATGACGACTCGGGAAATGGAACTAAAATAACTATTGATGATGACTCTCAAGAAATAAATTTGAATTCTGATGTACTTATAACGGGTAGTGGCGGTGCTGCTAGAGATATTGATTCTCAACTGTTTATACGAAATAGTGGAATATCAACAGATAATGCGCAAGTTGAAATTTTAGCTGGAGAGACTGGATTTTCAAATCTTTATTTTTCTAATACAAATAGTTTTGGTTTAGGTGGAGTAGTTTATGATCATACTATAGATAATTTAATTTTAAAAGCCAAAGCAGCTGATGTAGTAAATGTAAGTTCAGCAGGTATAAATGTTTCTGGAGGAGTTGTTGGAACAGGAATAACGACTTCTTATGCAGGTACATTTAATTCTGATACGAATTTTAGAAATCTATTTTTAGGAGGTTCTGGTCAATCTAGTATTAAGTTTGGTAGTTCTTTATATAATGGTGGAAATGGAGCTGAATTATTCCAAAATAACGCTGGTGATTTTAGAATCAATTTGAATTCTACTGCTACTGGTTTACTGATTAAATCTAATCTAGATTTAGAAACTTTTGGGAATTTTACAATAGATAAAAATGTAATAGTTAATGGAGTTAATGGAGTTTCTTTAAAGGGTGCAACAAATAATTGGATTAATTATACTAATGGTACTAGTTACTATATAAGGGATGACACTAACTCTTTAGATTTAGTTGATCTTAGGTCAGATAGAATACTTTTTAATAAAGATATAATATTTAATGGAGCAAATACAACTATAGATTTATCTGAATTTAATTCTTCCACTTCTCAAATTGTTGCAGATTCAAATCTAAGATTAGAAGCGGGCACATCCGCCAATTTATTATTAATTGTTAACGGAAGCGAAAGAGTTAGGGTTGACCTTAATGGTAATGTTGGAGTTGGTAAAGTTGCCGATTCTGGAGCGAAATTAGATATAAATGGACTTACTCAGTCAACGCAATACAAACTATCAGCCTTAAATACGGCTCCATCTTCTGCAACAGATACGGGAACAACTGGAGAAATTAGAATAACATCTGGATTCATATATGTTTGTATAGCGACAAACACTTGGGTTAGATCAGCTCTAGCTACTTGGTAGTGAGGATAAAAATTAAAACATATAAGAGGCGATTTAATGTCGTCTAGTATAAGTTATAGATGAACGGCAACTGAATTAGGATTTGATAAAGTTTCTGTTTTCTATGACGGTACAAATTGGATTTACGCTTAAAAAACAAATTATGGGAATAATAGAAAAAATTATATATAAAATACCTAAAGATAAGAAAGACCATATACTGTTAGGAATACTGTTTGGTTTTCCTTTAGTGTTATTCTTTGGTTTTTATGGAGGGTTAATCTCTTTAGGATTAGTCGTGGCAAAAGAAATCATACATGATAAATTAATGAAAAAAGGAAATCCAGAGTTTTTAGACTTTGTTTATTCAGCTATTCCAATTATTATGTTTATGATATTAAACAATTAAAAATATAAATTATGGCAAAGAAGTACGAAATAATAGGAAACGATTTATATATATCTGATACGGTTACTTCAGAAATATATTTCCAGGAAGCGGCAAAAAAATGTATTTCGGTATTGTTAAGGTTGGTCTAGCTATGATGATATTTTCAGTAATACAGGGATATGAATACAGAGAGGAATTAAAAGAATTAATAAAGGTATATTTTATAAAGTTAAGAAACTACATAAACTATAATATAAATAAGTTAAAAAATAAGATTTGGCGTCGATAAGGATTGTGTGGTTTTATCTAGAGAAATTCTCTTTAGGTATTTGGGGATTAACAATTATAGATTTAATAGCTATAACCGACCTGGAAATACTAGGAGATATAAGCTCTGATTTTAAGATGTGGTTTGCTTTAGTTGGTTTTTTGTACATTGTAATACAATTACCCTTTAGAATACTGTCTTTAATAGCTAAAAGAAAGCACGAAAGATTGGAGAACGAATTAAAAGAGCAAGAGTTAAAGGAGAGAAAAAAGAGGATAAACAAATTAGAAAAAGCTGATGAGGTTTTACGACACCATGAAGAGACACACGAAATGATAAAACGTAATAATAAAAAAGACAAATAATGTACACAGCAATAATACAAAGATACTGGAGCGATGAAAGTCAAACTTTAGGAACGATGACTTTATTAGACAGCGACCTAAATCCAGTATTTACGTCTATTAGTTTAGAGCGTGGATGGTTAGATAACAAGCCGAACGTTTCAAGCGTACCAGAGGGCGCGTATGATTGTCTATTAGAATACTCGCCTAGATTCAAAAAAGAACTATGGGAGCTAAAGAACGTTCCTAACCGATCCGAATGCAAATTTCATGCTAGTAACTACTGGAATCAATTAAACGGCTGTATCGCTTTAGGAGACACCGCAGAGAACATAGGAAGAGATTTTCAATTAGACGTTACAAATAGCGGCGATACTATGGAGACATTTCATAGATTATTAAGAAACGAGAAACAAATTAAAGTTATAATACAATAAAAAAACCCTCAATTAAGAGGGCATGAACGTAAAGCGTCAAGGAATAAATCCTATCGTTAAAAACAAATATACTAAACAATGAGCGATACACCTAAAAAAAAGAAAACCTTTTTTGGAAGATTACTAAAAGGTATTGGAACCATAGGAAAAGCTGTTAGTCCTAATTTAATAGGCGCTATAACAGACGCCACAGGTCTTACGGACGTTGCTAAATTAACAGGACTTATCAATAACGAAAAAGAACTTACTCAATTAGATAAAGAAATTTTATTTAAGGAGCTAGAGCAAGACATTTCAGAAATGCAAGAAGTTACTAAAAGATGGCAAAGCGATATGCAGTCGGATAGTTGGCTTTCTAAAAACGTTAGACCTCTTATAATTATATTTTTAACCTTAGTTATGTCAGTCTACATAACAGTAGACAGCGCAACAGACGGCTTTAACGTAAAAGAAGATTGGATAGGGTTGTTATCTAGTTTACTATTGTTGGTATATGGTGCTTATTTTGGCGGAAGGTCTTTAGAGAAAATCCAAAAAATGCGTAAGAATAAATAATGGAAAACACCCCAACAGATGAAAAAATGTTCAGTATGCGCTTAAAAGCGTTTGTCCCTATGATGTTTGCAATCGTTATAGGTACTAATACGGTATCTTTAACAATACAAAGGGTAAGCGATAACGAAGAACAAATACAATACAGTACAGAGGCTAATAAACGCAGGTTAAAACACGCTACAAAAGAGCTAAACTACGAGCATAAAATACAACATTTAGAAAAAGAATTATCTGAATGTAATAATATTAAAAAATAATTACTATATTAGTGCTTTCATATTTTGGAAATTGAGGATTTTCATAAGTTTAAGAGTCAACGCTTGTTGACTCTTTTTTATGATCTAATATCACACTATAACAAATAAACTACATTAATTATTTGTATATATAAAAATAATGTTATAGGTTTGCTTAACTAAAACTATGATATGAAAAAAATACTATCATTTCTTAAAAAGACATCTAACATATATTTCATACTTGCTATAGTGTGTCTTATAGGGACGTTCTTAACAGACAAGTTTGATTTAGAATTTTGGTCTTTGTTAATATTAGCAAACATATCAAAATACAATAACAATTAATTAGTTATTCTCCTTACTCATCGGTTTTATTGGGGGATTTAATCGTTGAGTTTTAAAACTTAAACAATGACAGCAGAAAAATACAGTCCAAAATGGCTATTAGGTAAATTAAACGAAAGTAAAACAGAAACTCGTAAGTTAATGTATATAATAGAATTTCAAAATGAAATATCAAAACAGTATGAAAAGAACTTACAACAAACCAAATAATGTAATATTACCCACAGGAATAGAGACTTATTTTAAATTGAATAAGGACACAGGTAATTATAGAGTTGAAGTAATAGATAAAAACGATAAACAATGAACGCTAAACAAAAGGCTCGACATCTAGTAGATAAATTCGGAACAATCGAACACGCTTTAATGTGTGTTGATGAAATTCTTTATGATTTAGAAAAGCATAACTCACATTATGGATATGTATACTCATATTGGGAAGAGGTTAAACAAGAAATAAACAAACTATAACATGACAAAAAAAACAACATACATTGATTTTAAGGGAGTTTCTAAGAAATACGGTGTATCAGTATACAGAATGTCTAAAGAGACTGGAGTGTCTTACGGAACGTTCTTAAACAATCAAAAGAACGCTGCTAATATATTACAAGTAATAAACAAGGTTGTAGAAATGACTGGTTGCTCTTTAGATGAACTTATAAAAGTTAAGTAACGGATAAGTATAAAAACAGTGCGAATTATAAAAATAAATAATATGGACAAAAACACAGAATTTCATTTAAACGGATTAGACGGCAAGCAATACAGTAAAGCATTGTATTTATACAGTGTTATAAAACGTTTGCCTTGGGTCTTTTACATTAATATAAAAGTGCGTAGTAATTGGTTTTCTTATTGGTGGAGTACAAGAGGTGGAAACTTTAAAGAAATGCAAATATGGATATTCCAAATAAATGTTGGAATGCCTTGGAATGAAAACATACTTAAAAGTAAAATAAGAGATTATGGAACTTTGAAAAGTGTGAAGGAAACCAATGACGCATTTTTGAAAAAGAAATGGACTTGGCAAATAGGTAATTACCCAAATGTTTTATAACAATTGGATATAGACCATACGTAAAAATATATTAGAAATCAATGAAACAAAAAGAACACATTAACAGCTATTACAGAAAAGCTAAGTCTTTTACAAACTTAGTTGAGATGGTTTTATTTATCGGATTGGTAATAGCTATTATAATAACATAAATTAAAAACAATGAGCGAAGTACAAGGTAAATTAATAATTAAAAACGAAACTAAAGAATACGGATCTAATGGTTTTAAGAAAAGAGAATTTGTAATAGAAACGGATTCACAATATCCTCAAAAGATAATAATAGAACTTATAAAAGATAAGTGCGAATTATTGGACTCTTACAGTGTCGGTGATGATATTAAAGTAAATTACAATCTAAACGGTAGAGAATGGATTAATCCTCAAGGAGAAGCAAAGTACTTTAACTCTATCCAAGGATGGAGAATAGAGAGTTTATCTCAAGCTGCTCCAGCTCAAGAATTACCTCCTTTAGATCAATTTGCACCAGCACCAGATTTATCTAATGATGAACCAGATGATTTGCCATTTTAGCATGACTCCTGTAAAAGTACTAACAGAATATCTAAAAGATATTGAAGACCAAGAGTGGGTTGCTTTGAATGTACCAAACAAAGAGGAGGCTAAAAAAATATCATTAATAGCAAAAGATTTTAAAGCTGCTATTAATTTAATTAGTTTCTATAAAAGAGAAGGATATATTAAATAACTATAAATATGAAAGTAAATAACCAATGGCAAGAAGCTATCTATTACCTAATAAAATGGGATAAGTTCTCTTTAAAAGACGTAATTAATGATTCTATGTTTTATAAGTTTCAAACCCGATTAGGAGAAATTGAAGCTGAACATGGAACATTAGTAGAACGTGGGAAACAATCCTTTACAACCAAGCATAATAAGTCAAGAAAATACACGACCTACAAAGCTATTGATAAAGAAAAACTAAAAGAAATATTTAAACTTTATGAGTAATTAAAAAAGTTAATAATGGATATTATAGAAAAAATGTTTTTACCATCATCAGGAGAATTAAGATATAAAGAAGGTATATTTTCATCTAAAATATTAGACGCAGAAATAGACGTTTTAAGTTGTACTTTTAATAATGATGAGTGTGTAGAAATAAACACTAAAAACTATACTTATATTACATTAAGTTTAGATAATCTTTATAATCTAATTGATTTAATTAAAGAAACTAAAGATATTTGTAAATAATTTTGTATATTTGGAATGTGTTTCAACTTAGCGGTTGAATTCAAAGAGGTTCACGTTCCTGCACATTCTTTTTTTACAACGTGAATAAAAACGTGAAACATGAAATTAACAAAACGCAAGGGATTTAACTTTTTTAGAAGCTATTACGATGTTTATAATGAACTAAACAACGAGGATAAGCTTTCTTTTATACAAGCTCTTTTAGATAGACAGTTCTTAGGGTTGAAGCCCAAAGACTTAAAAGGAATGGCTAAATTTGCATGGATAAGTCAAGTTAACAGTATAGACAGTCAAGTTAAGGGTTATGAAGATAAAACAAAAACAAGACTGAATGGGGAGGCTTATATTAAAGAGGGAAAACCAACCGATAAACCCCTTGCATCCCCCCCTACCGATGGGGGTAATTTAACCCCTACCCAACAAGTAGAAGAGAAAGAAGAAGAAGAAGTAACTATTATTAATAATAAACCATTTTTAAATTCTTGCTTAAAAGACGCTCAATGGATGGAAGTTCAATCAATGCAAACTAGAACGAATCAAGATACTATAAAAAAATACTTAAACACTTTTGAAGGAAAGTTAATACAAACAGGAGAACAGAAGGAAAACATAAAAGAATTTAAAGAACATTTTACGAACTGGCTTAATTTACAAGAAATAATAAAAGTAATACCTAAACAAAAACCAATAAGATACGTTTAATGAAATTCAGCATAGAAAAAGCAGTACAAAGATTTGGATGGAATATCAATCAAGGTCGTTTAAAGGCGAATGAGAATGATATTGAAGCTTATAATACTATTGTTGATTACGTTAAAGAAAAGCAATCTAGCCAAATAATAAATCAAGAGTTGTTTGCTAAATTATATATCCATGTTTACGGTCAGTTTTTAATACATTACAATTCAGATGTTTTCAACCAAGAGCCGAAAAAAGAACTAAATAAAATACTTTTTAGAAGTTTAGACGATTGTATAAGTGAGTTTTATACCCTTATTAATCAAATTAAGGTTGATAGAGACGTTTTAAATGCAAAAGAGGTACAAGACATCCAAAAAATAAAAATAACGCCTTACAACGAAGATTACGTATCTAATAACATAATAGAACAAGTTAACGAAGTAATACTTAAACATTCTCAATGGAAAGGATAGAACTAAATAACAATTCAGAAGTTGAAAAAGAATTCAATTATAAAGATTATATTGTATCTTCTGATAAGGTTAACAACGATGTAGAAGAATTTTTAAGTGGTAAGATACCGAAAGGGTATAAGATTGGTGTTGAGGCTTTAGATAATCATTTCGTTTGTAAGAATAACGAGTTTTATGTTCTAACAGGGAAAAAAGGTAGGGGAAAAACAACAGTTAATCAAGCTTTACAAATACCACAAAGTATTGTAAATGGTTTAATTTGGGTTGTAGCTTTTAAAGAGAATAGCGAATGGAGTGCAAAACTTAACTACATGAATTACGCGTTATGTGAATTTGCCTCTGATGTTAAAAAAAAGGATTTAAGCCTTTATAATAAAGTTAGTGACTGGATAGACGAACATTTTATATTTATTGATGTAGACGACATAAAAACAGCATTAGACGTTACGCAAAAGATAATTGAAAGTGGGAAAAATGTTCATGCAGTTGTTTTAGACCCTATTAACTCTTTTAAAAACGGATGGCAAGATACAGGTAATGGATTTTCAGATGGTTCGGTAGCTGCGATAAATATTCTTAACTTTACTAAAAAGTTTTGTTCTGTACATATTAGTCAACACCCAGTTATGTCGGCTCAAAGACAGCAAGGTAGAGTAACAAGTTATCAAGGTGAGGGAGGGTGGTTTTTAAATAAAGCGTCTTTTACTTGGGTCATTGACAGAGAAAGCGGATCAAGCGAAAACCAAATAATAGTTGAGAATGTAAGAAACAAACATACTGGAGGAGGTGAAACAGATAACGAAAACCCAGTAGTATTACATTGGAGTCCTACAAAAATAGATATAAGCTATCAAGACCAATCAATGCGAGAAGAAAACATAATAGCTAAATTAGTACGGAAATACAATCCTTTTAAATTAGAAGATAATAGCTTTTTTGAAGAGGAAAAACAACTGCCAAAGATTACCCCACAAGAAGCGTTTAAAGATGAAATACCATTTTAATATGATAAGTATTGTTTATAATGAAGATTGGAGAATAACAACTAAAAAGATACCTAACAAATATTTTGATTGGGTTGTAGATGATGTTCCTTATGGAATTGGTGTTGGAAAAATGGCTTATTTGAAAGAAACCAAAACGACTGTTAAACAAAAAAACGGTAATAAACTAAATGGTAATACTAATAAAAAGGCTTACACCAAAAAAGATTGGGATAATGAAGCTCCTAAACAAGATTATTTTGATGAAATGCGTAGAATATCTAAAAATCAAATAATTTTTGGTGTTGAATATGTTGATTGGAATGATTTAGGTAAAGGCAGAATTAAATGGAATAAAGGTGTAGCAAAAGGAATGAGTTTTAAAGATTATGAAATGGCTTATTGCTCGAGTATAAACCACACTCACGAAATAGATTTATTATGGGCTGGAATGTGCCAAGCTGCAGATTTAAAAAACCCAATGACACAACAGGGAAATAAAAAACTAAATGAGAAAAGAATACATCCTTGCCATAAACCGACATTGTTGTATAAGAAACTAGCATTAGATTTTGACTTAAAAGGTAAAAAAGTTTATTGCGGACATAATGGTTCTGGAAGTGATAGAATTGCTTTTGATGATTATGTATCTGAATTTATAGGAAGTGAAATTGATTTAGAATATTTTAATCTTCAAGAGAATAGATATAAAACATTTAAAAAAAATATAAAACTATTTTAATATGACACAATTTTTACCAAACTTTATATTTATGACTAACTTTTGCGAGGGAAGGGGATATAAAGTTAAATTAAACAGAACAGAAAAAGGAGTTAAAGGAGATGTATATTTCCAAAAAGAGTTATTTAAGAAAGGGCAAAAGTATTTTGATACTTGTATAGAGGCTCAAAAACAAATATATTCAACTATTTATGAATTAATAAGATAGAATTATGAATATTACACCAGAACACATGAAATGGATTCAATTAAAAAACATAAGTATTATACTTAGTATTCTTATAGGTATCTTGATAACAAGGCATTTTGGGTTTATGTTTCTGCTACTTTTTTATACTACTATTAGTTCTGATTAAAATAAATAAAGAATGAAATGCAAACCAACAAATAGCAAAACAAGAGGTTACGAATCATGCGGAAAGGAAAGTAATTACAGGAAGTTAGGTCTTTGTGCCTCGTGTTTTTATGATTGGATGCAAACAGATGAAAGAGGAAAGGTTTATAATCAAAAGACTTTTAGTAAAAAGGTTAAGAAAGTAACTGATAAAAGGAAAAGAGAACTAAAGAGGTCTTTAAATGTTCCTGGCGCTATGAAATTAGCAGATACTTACTTTAGTAGATACATAAGATTAAAATATAGTAAAGATGGGTCATGTACTTGTTATACTTGCGGAACTATAAAAGATATAAAAGAAGTTGATAACGGGCATTATATGAAGCGAGAACATAAAGCAACTAGATACCATGAAAATAATTGTAGACCCCAGTGCAAAACTTGCAACGGTGATACCAAGCACAATGGAAAACAGGCAGAGTTTAGAGTGAATCTATCATACGAAATAGGAGAAAATAAGGTTGTAGAAATAGAAAACTTATCTAGGTCAATAGTTAAAACGAGTTATCTGTTTTATAAAAATATATCTGACACTTATCGCAAAAAGGTCAATGAACTACAAAAGATAAACAAAGTAAAATACTGGTAAAATATGATAGACATAAACGAAATAGAAGTAGAGTACGAAGAAGTTAAACCTGATAAAAAATGAATGAGAATTGGATTGTAGATAGAATATTTCACTGTATTGATAATATACCTAGAGATACACATGATGAATATTTAAGTAAACTTGATAAGTACAAAGAGATAATTGATAAGACGCCACATAGGTTTTTAGATTTTCATTTAAACGACTCTATTGTTAACGAACGATACGAATTAGCACAATATATAAAAGACAAGATGAATAAACTACCTTAATTATTTGTATATATAAATAATATTACATATATTTGGTGTATAATAAAAACTATAATATGAGTAATGAAGAAATTATATCAGCGTTAAAAGAAGAGATTACACTTCTTTATAATTGTACAGATGATTCAGAAATGAAAGCAAAACTTAGAAGAATTTCAAGTGGCGAAATTATATTAAGGTGTAAATGCCCAATGTGTGGCGAAAAATTTGACCCGAAAAAAAACATGAAACTTTCTGAAAAAATACTTTAATATGAAAAACATCATTAAAATAATAGAATCAATACCACCATCATTTAAAGGTGAGATAGTTTACTTATCAACTACTACTAATAAATACGAGATAGATATTACGTGTGATTTTGAAGAAGATAAACACGAGATAGAGGTTTATGATATTAAAAAAGACAGAAACATATCTATAAGTAACGGTTATTGGAATAAGATAATAGACTACTGTTATAAGCTATTACAAACCGAAAAACAAGAAAGGTTAATGGGTTTTGATTGGAACGATAGACAACATCAAGAAAGATTAATACATTAAACCTGTAATTATGGCAATAACGGATAAAATATTATCAAGGTCATTAGAAAACGGAGTAATGACTATTAAATGGGCAAAAAGTGGTTCATTCAGTTATAAAAAAACTCCCTTTGGATGGAGAACAATACCAGATAACAAATTTGTTGGAATGAAAACAAAAGATTTTTTAGATGACCAATATGAACGAATTAAAAAGTAATATATGAATCACGGACTAGACATAACAGCAGATCAAGAGAAACACATTTGCACTTTGTATGAATTTGACTCTTTACCTTTCAATCAATACCCTAGAAACGATATAGAAACAATACATGCCAACTCTTTTAACGAATTACTCATTGAAATAGGGAATAAAGGGTGGCACGACCTTATTGGAAAAAATAAATAAACTAAAAACTATAATATGGAAACAAATAGAAATCACTACAGAAAAGTATTTAAAAGCGATCACTTAGGTGTTGCTGATTTAGAAGAAATGTTAGAGCAAGGAAGGAAACTTGTTTTTACAATAGAAAAAGTTGTACAGTATAATATTATTGAAAATAATAAAAACTCTGGAGTAGTTGTAGCTGGAAAAAGAATAAGTGCTAATATAGCATATTTTGTAGATAAAATAAAACCAATGGTTTTAAATGCCACAAACTCTAAAATTATGAAAAGTTTTCATAAAGATAAAAGTCCAATAGTAGAGGACTGGAATAATGTTTTAGTAGAGTTATATATTGATAGTTCTGTAAAGATGAAAGGACAAATAGTAGGGGGTGTAAAAATAAGACCAACTCAACCAATTATAAAAAAACCTGAACTAACACCTAATCATCCAAGATGGGAGGAGGCTAAAAAAGCAATTATAGACGGCAAGGAGAAAGGGGTTTTAAAGGTATATGATATATCTGAATTTAATCTTAAATTAATTAAAGAATGATATTTCACGATGTTATTCAAAACAGTGAAGAATGGTTTAATCTTAGGTTAGGTAAACCTACTACTTCTAAGTTTGGTGTTTTTATGGCTAACTATGGAAAATCTTTCGGAGAACCAGCTATTAAATATGCGTTTAGATTAGCTAAAGAGCAAATAACAGGACAAAGAGAAGAGGAGGATTATTACACTAATAAACACATGGAAAATGGTCATACCTGGGAGCCAGTAGCTAAATCAAGCTATGAGGAAAAAACATTCTATGTTGTTGAAAATGGTGGATTCTGTCAACACGAAAAATATAATGTAGGGGGTTCTCCTGATGGACTTATTGGTTCTTTTGGTGGAGGAATAGAAATAAAGTCGGTTATAGATTATACCCAAAGAAAAACCATAAAAAGAAACTCTTTTGATCCGTCTTATAAATGGCAACTACTTGGTAATATGTGGCTTTGTGATTTAGATTGGATTGATTTTATAAGTTACGGATATACTTATACAGAAAATAAGAAGCTATTTATACATAGATTAAAAAGAGAGGATTATTTAAAAGAAATAGAAATGATTACTCCAAGACTAGAGGATTTTTTAAAGTTAATAGACGATGAAAAAAAATATTTATAATCAATGAAACTAGAAGAAGTATTGATAGAGATTGATAAAATAATAACTACTCACAAAAGCGGAGAATGGTTGTCAATAGATAAATTAGTACTTCTAAACAGGGATTTATCTTTTTATAACTATCTTATAACAAAAGTAAATATAGAATCTTACGATGATTGGAATAAGTTAATATATAATAGAGACGTGAGTGAGAGTGTAGCAGCAGCAAAAGTTAGAGCAGATGTTAAGCATCCGGAGCTTAGGATTACAAGAAAGATAATGGAGGCAATAGAAAAAACAATGTTTACAATGCAACAAGAGCTAAGTATTTTAAAGAAAGAAAACAAATAAATTACACAAAACAACATCAAACTATAAATAACTAAAAAAGAGTTAAAATGATACAGAAAAAAATACTTAATAAACAAGAATCAGAGCTTCAAATATTGAAAGTATTAGTTATTATTAATGTATTAATATTGTAGTCAACGGACTACTTAAAAACATAAAATTATGAACACAGAAATGAAAAAATTACTAGATCAAATACCAGCTCCAAAACCAATAGAGTCAGAAGCTTATTTGCACATTGGAGAATGTACGGGAATGATCGAAATGTTGACTAGGCAACCCGATTTTGCAATCATGGTAAAAGTCAACGATATGGAGATTGGACTTTGTAACACCACAAAGTTTGTAGAGTTACTTCGTGCTGAAATTAACGAAGCCCAGAAGTGTATAGATAAGGAACCTAACCTTTTCCAATAACTGTAGAATATGAAACCATTAAATACATACATATTTAGAAGTTTAGACAAGACAATGGAGATAAAAATTTTTGCATTTGATGAGAATCATGCAAGAGTTTTACTCAGAAATAAAGTAATAAATGTAAATCAATTTAAACTGTAGTTATGAGTGAAAATAATTTTGAAATAAAAGGTTGGTTATTGGAAAATTTAGAAGAACTAGCTCTTAAAACTAGAAGAAAAAAATTTGAAGATGTACCAACTCTAGTTCAAGCAGAAATATGTAAAAATATTTTAATTCTTAAGCAAATAATTAACAAACTTTAGAATATGAATCACACTTGGAAAGACAACAAATGCACCCTATGCGGATGCAAGAGAAAGAAAAACCGATTTGGATATTTCTATTCACGAGGCATGCAGTTATTCGGAATTAATTATAGACCCGATTGTATTGATTGGGAATTAGAAAATAGTAAAACAATCGATTAAACAGTAATAATAGTGCTACAAATCAATAAAACATATCTAGGAGATTGTCTCGAGGTCATGAAAGACATTGAGGATAACTCTGTTGACTTAATCCTTTGTGATTTGCCTTTTGGTACAACTCAATGTAAATGGGATTCTGTTATTGATTTGAATAAGCTATGGTTGCAATACAAAAGAGTAATCAAGCCTACTGGAGCTATTGTTTTAAATGCTCAAGCTCCTTTTGATAAAGTTTTAGGAGCAAGTAATTTGAAGATGTTGCGTTACGAATGGATTTGGGAGAAAACAGCAGCAACAGGACATTTGAATGCTCATTACATGCCAATGAAAGCTCATGAGAATGTACTTGTGTTTTACAAGAAAAGACCAACATATAATCCTCAAATGACTAAAGGGCATAAATTAAAGTCGGTTTCAACAGCAACAGCGAGTAAATCAAATGATTCCAACAGCCTTGTTTATGGTAAACAATCAACAACACCTTACTCCAGTACTGAAAGATTCCCAAGGAGCGTATTAAAGTTTGCAAAGGATAAACAAAAATCAAGTTTACATCCAACTCAAAAGCCATATTCACTAGGAGAGTATTTCGTAAAAACTTACTCAAATGAAGGTGATTTGATTTTAGACAACGCAGCAGGAAGTGGGACGTATGGATTAGCTGCTAAAAACTTAAATAGAAATTACATTATGATAGAAAAGACATTAAAACATTTTAATACTTGCCGAGAGAGACTTGGCGAGACTGTAACTAATTAATTGTAGATAATGGAATATTGGGGAAAAGGAACATATATAGGAGAAGAGTTTCCAGATGAAACAGGTAAAGAAATCAAAGTTGGTTCAGATGAATCGAACGGAGTTTATAAAATAAAGTTTGTTGAAAGCAAATTTGAAGCTGACAACATTTTTGAAGAAGAAATCAAATTTAATAATTAGTGTAATAAAAAGAATATGAAGACAATAGAGGTCTCGGATGAGATGTATGAAAAGTTAATGGAGATTTCAAAAGAAATGAATTCCCAATCAAATAGAGGTACAGCGATGCCATATTTTTTTCAAGTACAAACAAAGAATCCAATTTACTTTGTTGAGTGTGGTAAATTAGACTTGGCCAGAATTGCTTCTATTAATAGTAGAAGTGATAAGTGGAAAAATTCTGACTTTTTAAAATGCTATATAGAATTAGGGAATCAGAATTACAGAGTGTTGGCAGATTTTATTGATGAATTTAAAATCAATTACTCCACGTCAATTTCCATGCTTATGGCTAAAGCTATTGCTGAAGGAGGTAGGGGAAATACAATGGAAAGTTTTAGAGATGGAAAATTTGAAGTTCATTATTTGGAGTGGGCCAAGAATATAGCAAACAAAGCTTTAGAGGTATTTGGTAGATATAAGTTTTGGAATGACAGAGGGTTGCTAGGAGCAACAGAGAAACTGATAACAGAAGGGAAATGTGATTTTGAGGTATTAAAAGGTAAAATTAAGAGTGCTCCTAACTTAATGGAGAAAAAATCTAATGCTAAGGAATATCTCTACTTAATAGAAAGAGTTTACAATTACAAGAACCAAAAGCGAGTAGCTTTATTTTAAAACAGTAGATAATGGAAAAACCAACAATCATAGAAGTTTATTCAGATAATGGCGCTTTAAGTCATTTTGCGTTAATAGAATCAAGTACAGGAATTAAACTTTGGAGTGAAAATCCACAGGAATGTGCTGCAATGGGTTACCCTGTAGATGGATGTCCTTCATGCAGTGGAACTGGATATGTTGACGGAGATCACATAGAGGAAAAGGAATGTTGTATAACCTGTAACGGACAAGGAATGTTTAAAAATAACCAAACCCTTAACAAAGACGGCTTAGTTGATTTTTTAGAGTGGTATTTAAAGGGTGATTCTAAAAAGCATGAAAGCATAGAGGAGTTAGTTATTAGGTATATAAAAAATCAGTAGTAACCTTAAAATTTAAAATATGGTAGAATTTTTAAATAAAGTAGATCCTAACGTAGCAATGATATGCTTCACGGCATTTGGAATATCATTATTGATTTATTGGTATAAAATATCTGAGTTAGTAGATGAACAAGAAGATAACCAAAAACAGTAATTAAAACAACAAGAAGGTAGTAGGCAAGCACGTAGGTTCGAATCCCCCTACCTTCACTAAAACAGTAATTAACGTAAAATTTATAAAAATGATAGAATCAGTAGAAAAATTAAAAAAACAGCGACCAGATTTGGTAGAAGAATTTGAAAAAATGACAAGAGAAGAATTATTAGAGCAATGCTATAAAGAATCTCTTGATGCTATAAATATGGAAAAACGAGTTTCTGTGTTTATGAGTGAATGTACAATTAGTATGAGTAAGTCAAACTATACACTCGATAGCCTTAGGCGTATGATTTCTGACAAACAAGAATATGACATTCAAGAGTTCTGCTCAATGTTAGTTGAAGATAGTGAAGATGATTCCGAGATCGTAAAAGAAATTCGAGAAAAGGCAGATGAATTTGATAATCAGTAAAACTGTAATTACCATGACTGAAAACAGCATAGAAATGTTAGGGTTTGATTTAGTGAAAAGATACAATCACAATCAATATTCTACGAACAGATTTCAAAAGGGAATTATCTAAGTAGAGTTTACTTATGAAACTGAAACGGACAAGTTAAAGACGGTTGATATTACAATCGATGAAGTGATTGGAAAGGTTGTGACCTTAGACCAATTGAAACAACTAGATAACATTTTAAATCTGTAGAATATGGAATCAGCAAGAGAATTTTTAAACAAAGAATTTGAAGATTGGAGGATAAAATGGCATCAGCAACGAAAAGCAAGTAAACAAAAATAATTAACTATATTTGTAATAATGGAACTAACAGGAAAGTGTAAAGAATGTTTTACAGGATTTATATAAGACTATGGATTTGGAGATGAAAATGGACCAGGAACTAGAATATTCCATTATAAAAATGGACAGATAGTAAATATTGAATTTCAACCAGATAAAGATTAAAAAAATCATTGGATTAACCTCTACAATACAAAAACAATTAAAATGAAGTTATGGCAATATTTAAAGGAAAAGGAGTTTTAGGAGAACATGGTTTTGAAATTCTTGTATTTCAAGGACTGTATTCTTCACCAAATGGAGAATTGTTTGCAAGTTTTCCAATAGATAACAATGGTAATCTTATTGAAAAGAAAAAACGAACGAAGTCTCAAAGCATATTTCATAAATAAATAACAATGCCTAAGAACGGAAACATACACACTACTATAATAAAACAATGAACTACACAGAAGAACAAATAAAAGAAGTATTTAACTCTATTATAGAACGAATAGAGAAAGGAGAGGCTGTAAGAACTATTCTATTGGGAAAAGAAATGCCTAGTAGCAGAACATTTTTTAAGTGGTTAGATAATGATAAAGATATGGTAAAACAGTACGCGCGCGCGACTGAATATAGGGCTGAACACTTGTTTGAAGAGATAATTGAAATTGCTGATAATCCAGAAATAGGCTACACTGAAAAAGAGAAGGATGGTGTTATTGAAACTACTAAAGGGGATATGTTAGGGCATAGGAGATTGCAGATAGATGCTCGTAAATGGTACTTATCTAAACTTAATCCTAAAAAGTACGGAGACAAGACGGAGGTTAAGAATATTAACATTGAACTACCTTTGTCAGAAGAAGAGATTAAACAAGCTAAGGAAAAACTAGACAATGAGTATTAATGTATGATATAATAGAGATACATTATTTGATTGGGTATTATGGATTCTTTAATTACGAATAATGCAAAGAGTTTCGAGAACAAATTACGAATAGTGCAAAAAACAAGACAAGAGCTAGCAATAATAAGAGCTAAATGCGATAAGGATTTATTGTTCTTTACTAGGTTCTTTTACAAGGAGCTAAAAGGAACTAAGTTTATTGTAAACCACCACCACCAAACAATAGCTAACTACTTACATGAATTAGACTCTTACAATTTAGAGATACTAAACATCAATATACCACCTCGTTTTTCAAAGACTGAATTAGCAGCAGTTAACTTTATAGCTAGAGGAATAGGAATGAACCCTTCAGCAAATTACTTATACATAACAGCCTCTGACGAGCTTAGATCACAAACATCTGTATCTATAAGGGATATTGTAATGCATCCATACTTTAAAATAATGTATGGGGTTGAGTTAAAGAAAGACCAAAACGCTAAAAACCTTTGGAGAACCGAGCAAGGAGGAGGATTAAAAACCGCTACCATATTCGGACAAATTACGGGGTTTGGTGCTGGGCAAATGAAGATTAACGAGGACTTAGACGATTACGTTAGAGACTTTGAGGGAAGTATCGTTATTGATGACGCTAACAAAACAGACGATTCTGAGATAGAGAACGCTAACAACGAAAAAGTATCTAGGGTATTTTTTAATACGATACTATCCAGGAGGAACTCCAAAGATACTCCAATTATAAACATTCAACAAAGAGCTGGGTTAAGTGATTTAACAGAGCAATTAAAAGAACATTACGGAACGGACAACGAAAAGGTTAAGTTTTTAGTAATGCCAGTTGTAAAGGATGGTGTGCCTTTATGGGGTTGGAAGCATAACCTAGACGATATACACGAACTAAAAACCTCACCTAAGACAGCTCATGTGTTTGAGACTCAGTATATGCAAAATCCACAGCCTTCTAAAGGTGTTGTATTTAATAGAGACGAGTTAAACTATTTCACATTAGACGAGTTAGATTTAAGTGCTAAGGAAAGTGTTTTGGGAGCTGTTGATGTAGCAGACAAAGGGATAGATTATTTGTCCTTTCCTATTGGATATTTGTATTCAGATAAGATTTACATAACTGATTGGTTATTCACGCAGGAGAACATGGAATTTACAATACCAAAAACCACCTCTCTAACCAAAGAACATAATATAAACCACTTAGCTATTGAGACTAACAATCACGGACACGCTTTTATAATGGGTGTATCTAACAACGTAAGTAACTCAAATATAATTCCAGTACTACAAACAGCAAACAAGCACAGCAGAATAATAAACCAAGCACAATTCATTAGAAATCACTTTGTATTTAGAAGAGACTACGAAGAAGGGTCTAACTATGACAAAGCAATGAAACTACTTTATAGATACTTAAAGGACGGTTCTTTTAAGAAAGATGACTCTGTAGATTCTTTAGCTTTATTAGCTTTATTGTGCAGAGATTATTTTCCAGATAGGTTTATATAAAAAATATTTTGTATATTGTAATACCTTAAAAACTATAATATGGAAAAACATTGGATGTGTAGAGTAATGATACACAAATACCCTAAAAAACCACTTGAATATCAAAACAGGTCTCTTAAAAATATTAAGATGTATGAGTGTGAAAGGTGTGGCAATATGAAATTTAAACCTTTATTTTAATATGAAATTCGTATCACAAGGCTATGACACAAAACTATGTGGTCAGGCATGTTTAGCAATGATAACAGGAAAATCACTAGGAGCTATTTGCGATGAGTTAAATAACTTTTCAGGAACAAGTTTAGAAAATGATTTGATGCCATATCTTGAACCAACTATGAAAAACGTTGAACTTAGTAGAGTTACAAGATATGGATTAAAAATTACCTTAGAGCACATACCTAACAACTCAATAATACTATTAAGCTCCCCTAATTGGAACGGTAAAAACGGTCATTTTATTATAAAACAAAATGACCTATACTACAATCCCGAAGTTGGAATACTAACAGAAATAGACATGAGTTATAGAAAAGTGGAATCTTATTTAACATTTATGAAATTATGAAAGCAAAAGAATTAAGAATAGGAAATTATGTTAACAATGAACAAAGAACTGAAATAATTGATGGTATTGACCAGTATAGGGTTCAGTGTCATTTATTGTCAGATAAATCAAGAGAAACATTGTATGAAGTCCCTTTAGGGTTAATAAAACCAATCCCACTAACTGAAGAGTGGTTGTTGAAGTTTGGGTTTGAATATATTGAAGAGGTTGATGTATTTACTTTAGGTGATTTTTCAATTCGTTCTTATTTGAGAATAAATAGTGGATGGTCTATATATTGGTGTGATGAAGCTAACTTAAAGCTAAGTTATATTTTAAACGACTTAACTAATCTACACCAGCTACAAAACCTATACTTTGCTTTAACTGGAGAAGAGTTACAAACAACACTACAATAAACAAAATCTATATTTATTTGTTTTGTTATAAATAAAATCATTATATTTGACGGTCGATTGTTCTTATTATTAATTTATTAAGAGTAATCGGCTTTCTGAACAATTGACTTAAAGCCTTTACCTTATAAAATAGATAGAGGCTTTTTATATGGGTGTTTTCAGTGGGTTAATGAGAAGTATGGGATATGTTAGATATTCTAATGGCTCAAATTGGTACAGCGTATCTAAAAACAATACTACTTACATAAACGGAAAAGACAAGTTGCAAGTATCTTTAGATAATTCTACTTTAGCTTCGGTAATATCTATTAGAGCAGATTATTTATCAAAGGTCATGTTTTATGTAGATGATGAAAACGGAGATAAAAACTTTGACGACCCTTCACTAGACTTTATAAAGAACCCAAACCCTCACCAATCTACAGAAGATTTTTTAATTCAATTTGAATGGTTCTTATGTTCTTATGGGTGGGTATATCAACGACCTTACATGAACGCATTACAGGGCACACCAAAATATATATATAATCTAAACTCCTCACAAATACAGTTTCCTAATAAAATGGGTAACTCTTTAATTATAACAAAGAAAGACGAAAGGGATTACTACAACAATGAATTTTCTTATTCAGATGTAAACGATACCAGGAGTATTAAGTTTAATGACATTATACCATTCTTTGACGTGTCTAACAGTACGGATAATTCAGATACAAGCGCGGTTACTTCTCCAAGTAGATTGGATTCTATTATAAAAGAGGCATCAAATATATCTTTAGCTTCAGACGCGGAGAATGTAGTAATACAAACCAACGGTAGAGAAATGATGTTTGTAGATCAACAAGGAAACAATCTTGGAGGCACTGTTCCAATGACTAATGATGATAAAGAAAACATACAAAAGATTCTAAACAGCAAGTATTTAATGCGTTCAGGAGGTAGTAGAACGTTGACGCCAAGCAAAAAGATGGGATGGGTGAATATGAGCGTTAAGTTAGGTGATTTAGGACTGAATGAAAGTAGAGAGACAAACTCTAATATAGTTGCTCAAAGGTTTCAAGTACCTAACGAGATATACAAAGCGTTTACAAAAGGAGATACTTTTGAGAACCAAAAACAAGCAGAGTTAGGATTTATACAAAACGTTATACAGCCAAGAGCAAACAATATTGCAAGCAGTTGGACGGATTCATTTGGAAACCAAGACAGACCATTTAAAGCTTCTTTTGAGCATTTACCTACAATGCAAATAACAGAGGATTTAAAAGCGGACAGAGCTCTAAAGATTACAACATCTGTAAGAAACTTAATACAATCAGGTTTAACAGAGGAACAGGCTATCCAATTTATGGGGAACGTAGGAATTAAATTTGATATATAATGGATAATGTAGATATTACAGAAGTAAACAAGGAGTTAGATAAAACGGCTTATCTGTTAAATAAAATAAGTGATTACTATGAATCGTTAGATGAGGATAAGAAGATTTTTACTAGGGATGCTTTTATTAAAATGAGACAATAATGAATGACAAAAAGATAAGTAAGTTAAGGAAACTAATGAATAAAGCAACTGATTTTAAGTTGAAACGTCATTTGTCTGAGAAGATACAAATATTAGAAAGAAATAAAACCGTATTAAAATGATTTTATGTAAGGAACTAAATAAGGAGTTTAACAGTAAGCAAGAAATGTTTACAGCACTTAAAGAAAGCAAGAGTGATATTATATCGTTTAAGAAAGCACAAATATACAAGTCCTTTGAAAAAGGTATTTCAGTTAAATCTAAGCCTATTGATGTATATAAGTTTTCAGAGGTTAACAAAGAAGATTTTAAGGATGAAAATTACTATTATATAGTAGTTAACACCACAAAGATATTGGATAGTCATAGGGATTTGCATATAGATGGTATATGGAATAGGACAGTAAAGAATCAAAACAGGAGAAACTACTTATTAGATTCTCATGTAATGCACATGACTACAACAATAGCAAGAAAGGAAAATGTTGAAATACTATTATCAGAGATTCCTTTTTCATTAATAGGATCTAGCTTAAAAGGAAACACCCAGGCATTAATCTATAAAATACCAAAAGATAAGGTTATTAACACATTAGCTAAGGAGTGGTTAGATAGTGGTGACGACATAGAGGCTAGTGTTAGAATGCAATATGTACAAATAGAGTTAGCAATGGATAGTGAAAGTCCAGAAGATGAGTTCTATAAGAATAATTTTGATACATATATAAACCAAATAGCAAATAAGGCTAAATACGAGGAGGATGAAGGAGAGATAAGCTATTTTTGGGTAGTTAAAGAAGCTAAGAATATAGGTGAAAGTTCGTTAGTATTACAAGGTAGTAATAGCGAAACTGGACAAATTATAATTGACTCGTCAGCAGACACTCAATCAAAGGAAGCCCTCGAGAAATCACGGCAAGAAGAAGTGAAACAATACATTATTAACAAAAATTTAAATAAAGATGTTTAAAAGATTTTTAGAGACAAAAGGTATTTCAGAAGCGCAATACAAAGAAAAGACTGCTGCTGAATTACAGGTATTAGATAAAGAATACCAAGACTATTTCTCGAATGAGATAGATAAAAAACTAGATACTGCTGTAAAGACAGGGGATTTTGATAGTTTAAAAAGCGAGTTCGATGCTTTAGCTACTGAATTAAAAGAAGTTAAAGGAGACGAATACAAATCAATGAAAGAAACTATTGAAGATTTAAGCTCTCAAATCACTGAGTTAAAAGAAAAAGGTGGTAAGAATGAGGTAAAAGCATTCCAAAAGGAAGTATCTGATAATATCGAAGCGATTAAAAGCATTGCTAAAGGTATTAGTAAAGGTAAAGAAGTAGTAATTAAGGCTAATGTTGTAAGAGCTTCAATCGCTAATAATACTGAAGCTGTAAGGCTTGGTAGTATTGGTCAATTAGGGGTTAAACAACGTGCTTTATATGACTATTTTTCTAAGTTTCCAGTATCAACAGGAAACCACAACGGAACTATTGCATATATCGACTGGGACGAGGCAACTATTGTAAGGGCTGCTGCTATTGTTGCAGAGGGCGCACAATTTCCTGAGTCTACTGCTGCATTCGCTGAATACACAACTAAACTACAAAAGATTGGTGATACGTTACCAGTTTCAGAAGAGTTTGGAGAAGATGAAGTATTAGCTGCTTCTGAACTAGAAAACTTCATTAGAGTGAATGTAAATACTTTAATTGATACTAAAATTGCAGTTGGAGCGGGTGGAGCAAATGACATTGAAGGTTTATTTACTGCCTCACCAACTTATACTGCTGTTTCAAGCGGTATCGCTGACGCAAACATTAAGGATTTAGTGCGTAAGATGCGTACAGCTATTGTAAAAACAAGAGGCAGTAAGTATTCTCCTAATTTTGTAGCTGCTAACTCTGATGTTATAGATCAGTATATTTTAAAGAAAGATGCTAATAACAACTATATGTTCGACATGGAAACAGGGACAATTGCTGGATTAGACATCGTTGAGGACAATAACCTAGCTGATAACACTTTAGTTGTTGGAGATGGAAGGTTTGGTAGAATATACGAGATGAACGGAGTAACCGTTTCGGAAGGGTATGTAAACGACCAATTTACTGGAGATTTAAAAACGCTAAAGGCTAGAGCAAGATTATTATTCTTAATTAGAGAAGTTGACAAAACAGGTTTCTTAAAGAGTACTGATATTGGCGCTGATTTAGTAACGTTAGCATCATAATATTAACACCATGAAACAAGAAATTCAATTTATAAAAGATTATACTGGTTTTAGCAAGAATCAAAAATGGAAAGGGAGTCGAGACATTATGGCTATTGCTGTAAAAAAAGGATTCGCTAAGTACGTTGAAGATATGCCTAAACCTAAACAATCTATTAAACCAAAGAGTAAACCTAAAAAGTAATGTCAATAGTAAATACTACATATTTTCAACAAGGAACGTTATTAATACCGAACAACGATAATATTGTCGTTCAAGTGCCGGGAGTGCCTAATTCAGGCAGTGACTTGCAGTTCTTTATTGATATATATGAAAGGTATTTACTAATTAACGCTTTAGGAATTACTTTGTACAATGAGTTACAAGCAGCTTTATTGCTTTTACCATTTAACGAGGAAGCTACTGAAACAGCTCCTCAGAAATGGATTGACTTGGTCAATGGTAAAGACTATACTATATCAGGCAAGAGTTATAGATGGGATGGATTAACGGGAATGAATAGCCAAAGCTTAATAGCTTTTTATATTTATTGTCAATATCTCAGAAATAACCAAAGTATATATACTACAGGAGGAGTAGTTTTAACAGATTCGGCTAATTCGATAAATGTTGACCCTACTCCTAAGTATATATTCTCTTACAATAATTTTGTAAATAAATATCAAGGTGAATTATCGGACTGTTATAATAGGAATAATAACCCTAACATTATAATTAATACGTCTGGTAATGTAGGACTGGATTATTACGGGAAAAGAGAAAACAATTTCTCTAATTTGTATCAATATCTAACAGATCAAAACACGTTAGACCCTACTTCTTTTCCTGATTTTAATTTACATTTTAAGTTTTATTATAGAGAAAATACTTTTGGGATATGATAGTACCTGAATACATACTTAGGGATATTGTAAACCAAATGCCGCAAATATCGTATCAAGGTCAAAACAGCATTGACTTAGTTAGGACGATACAGTTTGGTTGGGGTGATAAAAAAGAACTAAATAAGTATCTATTGTTAAGAAGAAACGATAGTTACCCTTTAGTTTGGTTATTATCTCCGTCTGTAGAGGCTCACGTTGATAACTCATCAAAGGTAGAAAGGGATTGCAGTATTGTAGTAGCTACTTTAGAAACAAGAAAAGACCTTTATAATCCACAAAGATACGAAGGTACTTTCAATAACATTCTAAACCCAGTTACTAGCTATGTAATACAAGGACTTAGAAGTTTCTCGAAGACACGCATATTAAATGATAACGATGTGAATATAACTAAGTTTCCTAATTACTCAGAGGACAGTAACTCTAATCAAGGGGGTTCTATTGAATTGTGGGACGCTACTAGAATAGATTGTAGAATTGAATTTAATAACTCATGCTCAAATAATATAAAATGGATAACGAATTAAACAATGATAAACCAAGAAAGAAGTCTAAAGCAAAGACTTACTCAGGAATTGTTCTAAAACCTATTAAAATAGGTTCTAAATATGACTGGACTAAAAGTTTAGGTAATAGAGTGAATGGTTTATCAAAAAAAGAATACGATAATTATAAACAAAATAAAATTATAAAATAATGGCAACAGGAACGCAATTAAATAATTTAGGAGTTTGTGGAAATGCAAACCTAGTTGGGTATAACGCTCAAAAAGGTTGCCCATACAACTTTAAAAACACCATAGAATTATGGAGAACACCAGCAGACTTTGAGTTTGATGACTCAGTAGAGTTTGACGCTGACTATATTAAGTCTTTGCAATTAGCTGGTAATTTAAGTATCATTAAAGGGATTACAGATTTTCCAGAGAATGGAACAGACCCTTTAATTGAAACACTACCAGATAATACGGAGATTAGCGCTGGAGACGCAAAATACAAGTACTCTCCAGTATTTGCTAGTGCTGACTTATGGTTTAACAAACTATTAGGATATATTGAAGGTCAAGGGAACAACAGGTTTATCTTTGTAGATTCTGCTGGAAACATGTTAATGACTCAAGGGAGTGAAGAAGGAAAATCAAGAGGATTCTTAACGTCAAGAACAGCGAGAGCTAAGTTTACGTTACAATCTCCAGGAGTAGGTCAAAAAGCTACTTTAGATTTCCAATTAGCTAACACTTATGAGCTACAAGACAACTTTGTTTTTAGAAATTCAGAAGCTTTAAGCTTTGACCCAAGATTAATAGAGGCTGTTATTCAGTCTACTATTGATTATACTGCTGTGCCATCTGATACAGACACTACTATTACAGTTGTAGCAAGAGTGTCAAGGGGGTTAGAGGAGTTTGTTACAGGAGCTACAAACACAGCAGACTGGAAAGTAACTGTTAATGGCGTTGATAATCCAGTTACTTTGGTAGCTGAGGCATTAAACGTTTATACTTTAACTGTTACAGCAGTTGCAACAGATGATGTTGTAAACGTGTCTTTTAACGATGTTATAGAGATTGTAGGGGATGGGCTTTATCGTTCATTCAGAGCAACAACAACAGTAGTTGCATAATAACTTAAAGGGTGGGCGCACAGTTGCTCCTACCCTTTTATTAGAAATCTAATGAGTATAAGTTCTATTATAAAGCAAGTTGAGAGCGCTCAAAACAATTTAGAGAGCCAAGCAAACATATTTATAAATGAGGACAAAAAGAAGATACTAGACTATGTTAGATTAGATCAGTTATTTGAATTAGGAGAGGATGGTAATAATAGGAAGCTAGAGCCTTATACTCCTTTTACAAGGGCGGTTAAGATTTCTGAAGGAAGAGACCCTAATGTAGTTACGTTGTTTGATGAAGGAGATTTTTATAGAAGTGAGGATTTAAGATATAGTAACGGGGTTTTAGATATATTCTTTACAGACTCAAAGACACCTAAGCTTATTGACAAGTACGGTGCTGACATTGCTAAACTGAATAAAGAAAATGAAACAAAAACAAACGAACAATTAGAGATAGATTTAGTTACATGGGTTTTAGAAAGCGTAAAAATATAGAGTTATACAGTTCATTAGAGGAGATTTCTATTTATAGGTTTGATAAGATTATTAATGGTGATTTAAGATATTTAGCTAATGTTGAAAACGTAACTAACGTAAAGATTAGCGAAGCGTATAAGGAATCGTGGAAAAAGCTATACAATGAATATGCGTCTAAAACTAAAAATAACACTATTGTAAGGGTTTATCTATTATTAGGGGAGATAAACTATCTAAGCCTTAGATTAAAGGTTGTGCCTATGCTTATAGATATTATGATAAGCTCTACGGATATTGATATTTTCAATATGGCAGTAGAGGAGATAAACAAATGGGGATTCTTTATAAACAAAGAGAAGCCTATGAGAGACGAAATAAATAAGATAACTAAAGCGCTGAACAACTCAATCACTAAGATAAAACGAAAGAAATCAGAATACAAAGAGTTAACAAAAGAAAAACAAGAGTCTTTAAGTTTAATACAACAGAAAATAAAACTAGAAGTAATCTTAGGTATAAAAATAGATGTAAAAAGAGAAAGTGTCCTAGATTGGTTATCGTACTGGGATGAGGTGAAAATAATAACTGAACGCAAGAAAAAATCTTTGGTAAATGGCTAATAATTTAACAGCAGTTAAAAATATAAATTCGGAGTTAGACGTAACGGTATCAAAATTAAATACCGTACAATCTTCTATTCTGAAAATAAGCGAGACCGCTAGGAAGTCTGTTGGAGATTTTGGTGGGATTTCTTTACCACAAGACGCTGAGGCTAATACAAAAGCTTACGAAAATGCAATTAAAAAGCTTAATTTTGAGTTAGACAACCAAAGGAAAGAAACATTAAAGTTGGCTGAGCAAGTCGCAAGACTTCAACAGACTAGAACTAGAGCAACTAAAAAAGGAATAGAGCAAAGGGTAGCAGAGACAGCTTTAAGAAAAGAGCTAAGAAACCAAGTTAGGTCGGTTATTGATTTAGGGAATGCTTATGATAATTTAGCTGCTCAAAACAATAGACTTATTAGGGAAAGACAAGACTTAGCTATTAGACAAAAGACTAATAATGATTTAACGGATCAAGAAATTGCTAGACTAACAGAGCTTACTAATACGATAAAGGCAAATCAAAGAGTATTATCAGAGACAGATCAGGAGATAGGAAATTTTAGAAGAAATGTAGGAAATTATGCAAGTGCCTATGACGGTCTTGGAAATAGTGTTGCCCAAGTAAGTAGAGAACTACCAGCATTTGCAATATCAGCACAAACAGGTTTTTTAGCAATATCTAATAACATCCCAATACTAGCCGATGAGATAAATAGATTAATAGCAACTAATAAACAGCTAGTAGCACAAGGTAAACCAGTTCAGAACGTATTTAAAAGGATAGGAGGGGCTATTTTAAGTTTTAATTCTTTGATGTCTGTTGCGATTACTTTAATTGTTGTTTATGGTAAAGAGATAGGCGCATGGGTTGAGGAGTTGTTAAAAGGAGATGATGCTTTAGAAGAGGCTGCTAAGTCGCAAGAAGCATTTAATAAAGCACAGGAGGAAGGGTCAAAAGCTGCTGCTAGTGAAATAACCACCTTAGAGGCTCTTTTTGAAATAACAAGAGATGTTACAGAATCGCAAGAAGATAGAATAAAGGCTGCTGATAAAATTATAGAGCTAAGTAATGGTCAAATAACCGTTCAGCAAAGACTAAATTTATTAGAAGAAGATAGTATAAATATACAAAACAGGTTAATAAAATCAATAGCTAATAGACAAATAGCAACCGCTTTATTATCTAGCAACGACGAGAGAAATCAAAAAATAGCATCTAATCTTATAGAAATAGACGAAAGAAGACTAAGAATAATAGATTTAACGAATAGACAGTTAGTTCTTGAAGACAATCTTCAAAAAGCCTCCGCTATAAGTATAGATGCAGTAACCAAGGCTAAAAATCAGCTTCAGGAAACTACAACTGTATTAGTAAATGAGCAACAAAAAGAGGACGAGTTAGTAGAGGAGAATACTAAACTAAGAGAGAAAAATAACGAGGTAATACAAACCGCAAGAAATCTAAGTGATGACTTTATAGATTCTTTAGTAGAGTCAAACAACGCTACGTCAGCAAGTAACTCAATACTTTCTGATAGATTCGCTTTAGAAGAGTTTAGACTACAACAGTTAATAGAAATTAATCAAAATATTTTAGATAATGACGAGAATACCGCATTACAAAGAACAAATGCAGCGATACAACTACAAAAAGACCAACTAAAACTGTCTGAAGCGCAAAGAGATTTTGATATTAAACTATTGAAGGAGTCGTTAAAAAACAGAGAAGTAACTTTAGAGCAGTTTAAACTTAGAGAAGAGCTTATAAATGAAAAGTTTGCAGATAGGAACTCAGAAATACAACAAGAGGCACAAGACAATAATATTAAGATATTTGAAGACGGATTTAAGAAACGATTAGATATAATAGAAGATTTTACAACCAAGTCTGAAAGGGATTTCCAAAACGAATTATCTACTTTACAAGATATATTAAGAAAAAGAGGCGCTTTAGAAGAGGAAATAGAAGAACAAACCAGAGATAAAATAAGTGAATTACGAATAAGTCAGCTAAAAGATCTGATAGATCTAACCACTAAAGAACTTAAAGCTATAGCGATAACCGCAGAGCAAAGAGAAATATTAGAGGATAGATTATCTAAACTAAGAGCAAAGCTTTCAGATGAGCAATTAGAGAAGTTTTTAACAGATGAGGCAAGGAGGAGAGAAATTATAGAGCAATCTATATCGGGAATATCAACAGCTTTAAATGATGCTTTTGGTGTTGACGCTAGGGTGACTCAAAGGTTTTTCGATACTTTAATAACAAACTTCGATCAGGTAGGAAAAAAAGGAAAGGCAACATTTGAAGATATAGCAGAAGTAGCTGGCGCGACATTTGATTTCTTAGGTGAAATATCTAACGCTCTGTTTGAAGGAAATATAAATAGATTAGAAGAACAGTTAACAGCAAATACAGAATACTACGAAGGTATATTAAATAACGAAGAATTAACAGACGAACAAAGAACGGCATTAGAGGAGCAAAGAGACGCAAAAGAAAAGGTATTGCAAGAGAAGAGAAACCAGGAACTCACAAAACAGGCAAGAGCCAAAAAGGCTTTTGATGCTGCTGAAGTAATCGCTAACACCGCAGTAGGAGTTTCGAAAGCATTAGCTCAAGGAGGATTTTTGTTTGGTGTTCCTTTTTCTACTGTTGTTGCGGCTTTAGGAGCGGTGCAATTAGCTACCGTTTTAGCGCAACCAATACCACAATTTGCGGAAGGTGGTGAAATGACGCATGACGGGTTAATGATGATAAATGACCACCCTAGCGGAAGGACTGAGCTTGTAGAGAGAAAAGGGAAACTTTATAAGACAGATAAAAAGAATGCGATCGTGACTGGGAAAC